CCAATCTGACGGCTTCAGGTTCGGTGGGGTTAGGGGATATGTTAGGAAACATTAGACCTGATTATTCTGTGCGTCTCGTTTCCTGATCTCTTCCAATAGCAGCGCGGTCTCGGTTGCCTTGCTGGACTTTTCTACCTGCGCATCATCCTCATATTGCTTGATCTCATCTGCTCCCCAACCTGCACGCCGGAGGATGGTCATCAGTGGAACGCCGAGATTTTTCAGCGTCATCATCTCCTGCGCCTGCATTAGCGGCTGGACCGTTTCGATTGGCTCCCACACTAAACTAATACCTTCCTGCTTCGCACCCATGATAAAGTCGGCGGTCTCCAACCATGCCTGCGTGAAGTTAGCCTGTATCTGTCGGACTTTCTTAACAAGTGGTGATTCCATGACTATCAACGCCTCGCCTGATATTGCAGATCCGGTATCCATGAAGTAATGCTTTGGAGTTCGAGAGATGATGGCTATTGAGTTAGCCAGCTTATCCATTGCATCAAGGAATCCCTTTAAGTCAGCAGCTGAGAATTCACCGACCTGCGTACCCTCTTCATCACTCGTGCCTTTGGGTAATTGCAGGATGGTCTTCGGGCTGTTCTTTAGATTTGTAATGTCAGCGTTTGAAACCATCCATCGCTGCTTGAACGCATTGAATTCGCCCACAACCATCATGTCAGAAAATAGTTTATTGATCGCGTCCTGAATGGTAATAACGTTATCCAGTTCTTTATATCCGGTCTGAAAGTGGACGATGGGAATGAATGGCTTGAACGGGTTTATGTCAGTGTTTTCCAACACAAATGACTTTTCGCTTGATACACTTTTGCCAGCAATGTATTTTTCTATCCGGTCAGGGTAATAGAGGTTAAGACGCTTCTTATCAGTCTCCGCATCCACCCACCACTTGGCACCAAATAATTTATTATTGTTGTCATCGTAGAACAGCTGCACATTCCGGCTGTCGTTATAGAAGGCTCTGGTCTCTTTCTCCACTTGGTCAAATATGATAAAACTCTCGCCGGTTATCAGCGCGTTCTTATGCACCTTATGGCTCAGCACCTGCATATTATTATCGGCATAGAATTCATCCAGTGTATCATTTACGGTATCCGCGTCCGCATCCCAGCCCTTAAATGTCAGCCGATCCAGAACGCAGTCAATGACCACCGCGCACCAGTTCTGAATAAACCTTGTCAAGCTGGAATCGAAGGCGTCCCGTAATCGCTCTGCTGAATATTTGAGCGGTTGATTACCCTCATAATAATCAGTCAGCGTTTTATATAACCTCTGCTTTGAAGCCAGTTTATCGTATGCTTTTTTAATATCTGTCACCTTCACCACCTTATCTGTTGGGCCATAGTCGCCCGCAATATTGCATCATCTTCATAAGCGTATCGAGTAGCATCGATGAAATGATTGTTTTTATCTATCGGTTGTCTAATCGCCATTCCGTTCTTATCTTCTTTCCACTTGTACTGCCGTACCTCGTTTATGCTGTTTATGCACTTCTTGTCGAATACCAATGTCTGCTGTTGCAGCCACTGAATCCCGAATAGTACGCTGTCTTTGCCTTTTCTGGCGGGTTTTGCCACAACGCCATGCTGCCGTAATTCAGCGATTGACTTTGGCTCCGCACTGTCACAAATAACCACATCTCTATCAATTATTTTCAGCAGTTCGGCTGCTAAAATATCATTCGTCAATCCAGTCTCGTAGAATTCATCGAAGAAATATATCGTCTTTTTGTTCCGGTCATAATGGCTAACCGATAACGCAGCCGGATCGCTTGAAAATCCAAAGTCTAACCCATTGCGCCTGTTCGTAAATTGATCTTTCATTGCCGACAGATCTTCAATGCGCCAATTTGTGAATATGACATTGCCGAGTACACCCCAGTTACCAAGTGTGTAAACGTTGAAGTAATACTTATCGGTTTCACTTTCAAGATCGTGAATATCGGCGGTCGTTAGAAAGCGGTTGTGGATATACCATGTCTTTAGAATTGTCAGGCTATCATCGCGGTATTCTGTCTGATCATCAGCCCAGCCGATCTTGCTGAAATATTTTTCATATATCCAATGGCTCTGAATGATCGGGTTGAATGACATAGTAAGCCGCTTCGGGATATTTTCATCACCCCCGCGTTGTCGTTTATACAGGTCGGTTATGGTATTCTTTTCGCATTCGGTCGCTTCTTCAATCCATATATCAGTAATCACACCCTTTTCCGGTGTGATTGATTTGACCTTTTCGGTATCATCAAGTCCCGCAAATAAAACCTGATAACCATTGGAGCAGGTGATAATCCCGTCCGACTTGTTTACAGTAAAAAGATTGTTAAGGTTCCAGTCAGAGATTACTTTTCTGATCTCGTTAAATACACTGCGGCGTAAAGTTCTACCCACCGCACGGCAGACAAGATAATTTCGATTGCCCTTGAGAAGATCGTAAACACAGCGCCGACTAAGAAATACAGACTTCCCAGAACCTGAACCACCATAGAATATCTGTGTGCGGGTCGTATCTGTGAGGTATGAAAAATAAGCAGGGTTAAATAATTTGTCATCAATTAGTCTGTTCGTTTTCTTCTTCTGCACCATCTCGATTAGATCCGCCTCCGGCCACAGATGTGGCAGCGTCAAGGAGGGTGGCAAGGTCGAGCTTAACTCCATCTGTTTCACTTTGGGCATATTTCACCCATTCAAGCAGATCCTTTTGGGTTGGTCTTGATTTGGAAATAAGTTCCCGTATGATGCTTTTAGCAAGTCGCAATCGCTCACCCTTATTGGCAATACCAACCATAAGCGAAAGACGGTCAACCTCTGATTGAAATTCAATATTGTTCTTCCAGCGGTAAATAGTACGATCGACAACGCCTGTTTTAATAGCGGTATCTGCAACAGTAAATCCATCCGCCAATAAAACAGCCACTTCACTTTTTTTCTTATTCCACTTAAAAACTGACATTTTTCTGACACTATCCACTATCTCTTAATGCCTTTTGAAATTCATCATCATCATAAATAACGACCCGCAGCACCTTATCATCGCGCTGTAAGCCGTGAAGGACTGATAATATTTCCGTGGCTGATTCTGGCAGGTCAAGCTCAATTCTGATACCTTTGTCAACCATTGACTTAACGCGACAAACAATCGCAGGAAAGTCAGTGAGCGCGTTCAATTCAACGCCACCAGTCTCTTAATGTCATCCACCGCTTCCCCGCTGATAAACCATTTTTCATTCTGTGTCCATGACATCTCGTTTATCAGCGCATCCTCTGGCTCGAAGTCATAGGACATGCAGTATTCCTCCGTGTCAGCGATAAATTCCACATAGGTCGGAAGGTCAGGCATTAGACCCGCTCCGTGTATTTCAATCCTGCGCTGACGTATCCACTAAAGCCATCAATCGTGACATGCCAAAGTCCATTGACTGGTTCCGGCTCCAATAGTTTCAGTTTCACATCGTAACCAACAGCCACGCCATCGCCTGGATAAAATTCCGGTCGGCTTCTGAAGAATAACCAGCCCGGCTGACCATTAGCTTGTCGTGTAATCACCCGAACATATTTATCGGTCGGTACAATAATTGGCGGATCTTCAGGTACAACATCAATCCCATATTCCGCTTTGAATTGTTCCAGTGATCCGTTATAAGCGTTCATGTCCAGCGCGGTCTCGTTGGTGTGTTTGGCATAATCCCCACCGTAGAACTCCCCATCCCCAGCGGCGCAGAATTGCCAGAATTTCCATGCCTTGCCGTTCTTTGACCAGGGGAGTAATTGGGTCGGGTGGGTGGTTGAGTTCTTTACAGCATCAGGAATACCATAAACCGGATAAGAAACATCCGCATAATGAGCAATCCAGTAATCATATTCAAGCGCCCACTCCGCTTTATCAACGCCGATCAACTTATTCCAGAATCCTGGACTTGAATAAATGATGACCTTCTTACCTAACTTCGATGCCACACGTCCGCACCATGAACGGACAATATCCAGTCCTAATCCTGCCTGCTCAACATCACAGACAACAGGGAGCTGATAATTGAAGTCCTTTATCACCGATAAAAACTTGTCCGCCTGTGTGATATAGGACACGTCAGGACGCAGGAAGTGATAGAAGCCGTGAGGCAGCCCCGCCTTCTCGATGGCAGGCGCAAACTTATCCACCGCGTTATCTTTGGCGGATCCATTGGACGCGCGGATAAACGCAAACTGCACGCCCTTTGACTTGGCGATTACAGGGTCGAACAGGTACGTTGGATTCTTGGCATCATTCGTCTGCCAAACTGAATAGTCAATACCGAAGGTATATTCCATAATTCCTTTTCAGAAAGGGCGGAGTGTTCCGGTGAGGAGGGCACCGCTAACACCTTTTGTCTGAATTATGTCCGCCCCTTCATGGTGGGTTATTTGTTAACTGCGGCTTCGATGGCGGTGTAGCCCAACGCTGATGCAACCACGCTGTAAACCGCTGCCACGATAACGATGACAAATTGCGGGGCTTCGATGTTGAACTCGGCAATAAGAGATACAGCCAACGCGCCCAATGCTGACAGGATGATGTTTGCCAAGCGCGCCTGGTCACCATTCGCTACGATGCCGACTTTCTTAAGTACCTCGATCAGAAGTCCTACAACTGCCGGAAGTGATAATCCAAAGATCATTGTTACTCCTTTCAAACTATTAAAATAAAGCCGCCAGCATTTGCCGGCGGCTTTTCGCTCGTCCTGACGGATTAGTTCAGTTATGTCTTATGTCATTATAACATAACGATTCTAATATACAAGTCTATTTTCTGACTTTGACGCTTTCCTTTTTCTCTATGATGTCAATTTTATGGTCCACAATTTTGACGATCACCTCGCCATAACCAGCCGTCAATACATCACATATCGCCTTCAGCAGCTCCGGAGCTATTTCGTTCACGTGGTATGACGCCTGGACTTCGCTCATTCCTTCGGAATCCTCACAATGCACCATATTATCCGTGCCATTACATAAGCCAACAGGACGGCGAGTATCATTCCCCCTCTATCAGATTATGGGAGCGGAGGATGTTAATAACCTTACCAAGTGTTCCATCTGGCGTTAGTTTATCAATTTCCTCCACCGCCTCTTTCAAATTCT